CCGATCGACCAATCTACCCCTGCAAACGTGTTGAAAGCGATCCTTCGCATGTCAGCTGCTCTTGACGAGCAAAACGTTCCAGAGGAAGGCCGTTGGTTAATCATCTCTCCTTTCGATCGCCAGCTGCTCATGCAAACTGACATCGCACAGGCGTACTTCACCGGTGACCAGTCAAGCACCATCCGTACCGGCAAAATCGGTATGTTGGACCGCTTCGACGTTTACGTCTCCAACCTCCTGCCAAAAGGTGCTGCTGCTAAAGCGTTGGTTCCGGGCCTGTCTGCGGTCTCGGGCGGTGCTACAGTAACTAGCGCCAAGGCGCGTCGCATGATGGTCGCGGGCACGAAAAATGCTTGCGCATTTGCCTCGCAAATCAGCAAAACTGAGCCATTGCGTAATCAGACTGACTTCGGTGACATCGTGCGCGGCTTAGCCGTCTACGGTCGCAAGGTCGTTAAGCCTGAAGCTTTGGTAACTGCTATCGTCGGTTCTGCAACCTAACACCTTAGAGGGGGGGCAACCCCCCTCATACAACTAAGGAGGTTGTTATGGATGTATTTGATTTAATCAATGCCGTGAACGCAGAAGTTGTTGCAAACAAAGCAGTAGCTAAGGTTGACGGATCACGCGTGGTTGTGGCCCGAGTAGTTGATGACAAGTTGGTTCTAACCGCCGAAGGCGAAGAGATGGCAAAGACTGTAAAGCCGGTTTCTACACCTCAAGCGCAAAGTGCTAAGTCCGTCAAGACGGCTCGTACTACCGCTTCACCTAAGAGGGGGTAACCGATGTCTACCGTAAAAGTCACTGATATTATTCGGCGAGTAGAGGATGTCCTTCAGGACACTAACATTCGTTGGCCGCGCACGGAATTGCAGAACTGGATGAACGAGTCTTATCTCGCCATCACGCTCGCACGTCCTGACGCAAACGCGAAAGCGGGTACATTTACATGTGCCGCCGGTACGCGACAAACGCTGACAACACAGTTCCCTTCTGGGCTACGGTTGTTGGACGTGACAAGAAACCTCGCTACAGCGTCAACATACAGGGTTATACGCCTTGTTGCACGTAGCGTTCTGGATGACCAACGCCCCACGTGGCACGCCGAAACAGGCACGGTAAACATCCAGCACTACACATTTGATCCACGTCAGCCGAAAGAGTTTTTTGTCTATCCACCCGCAACAAATGCGGCGGAAATTGAAGTTGTGTACACGGACTCTCCGGGTGCAACTACACTGACAGAAGCCCAACTCGATCCAGACTCTTCAGACACTACAGTTATTTTGTTGGATGACATCTACATGTCCCCAATGATCGACTGGATGCTGTACCGAGCGTACTCAAAAGATGCTGAATACGGTGCTAACGAGCAACGTGCGCAGGCAGCTTACGGTGCGTTTAACGCAGCCCTAAACACCAAAAATCAGGTGGACGCGGCGTCCTCGCCTTTAAACCAGAGTTCGGTGACCTAATATGGCAGTAGCATGGGACAGTTTTCTTCCGTACATTCAGCCCCTTTTACCGGGCTGCCCGGAAATTATCATTGAAACTCACTTGCAGGAAGCAGCAGCGGAGTTTTGTGGTATTAGCCAGATATGGCGGTATGACATCGACAAGGACTACACCAGCAGAAACACCGCTGAGTACGACGTTGAGGTGCCTACGAGGACTGTCCTAGAGGATGTTCTAGTTCTTTACGTTAATGGACAACCTATTAGCCGGGTGTCGGATCGACACTACGCGTTGCCAAGTGGCTCTGCTAATGGCCGACCCATGTCCTTTAGTATCTACCAAGACTCGCAGATCCGGTTCTACCCTACCCCCGACGGTAAGTATGAGTTCGAGGGAACGGGTGTTATTAAACCGGCGCTGACGGCTACAGGCGTAGAGGACTTTATTTACGAAACGCACGGGCGTTCAATCGCGTGCGGAGCTATTTACCGCCTAGCGATGATACCGGGCAAGGAATGGACCAACTTCGAGCTTGGCGCCTACTACAAATCGGAATTCTACAAACACGCCACCGACGCTAAAGGCCGCGACACCCGTCGTTCAAGCCTACGCGCCAAGATGGTTGGGTTTGACAAAGCCAGCGTTCGCAGGGGGATTTAATGGCTCAGGTATTTAAGTACGTTCAAGGCGATACAGGCCCCCAGATTCGGGTAACGCTGACAAACGAGGACGACAACGCGGCGGTCGATTTGACCAGCGCGACGGTTACCCTTCACTTTCGGGAAGCAGGCGCGGAAAGCGTTCTGTTCTCTCGCGCGTTTTACATAAACCCGGACACTGCGAACAATGGTGTTGCGGTACTTCAGTGGGCGACAGACGACCTGCAAGTCGACGCTGGGACGTACGAAGGCGAGATCGAGGTTGTCCGCAGTAGCGGCGTTAGAGAAACCTTGTTCGAAAAGCTCAAGTTTAAGATTCGGGCGGACTTCGCGTGAAACTAAAAGCTGTCGAACTGGTTAACGCGCTAACTGCTCATTTTGAGCAGCTAAACGTACTGACCCAGACTTCAGTAAACGTTAACCAAAACGTTGTTAAAGCAGAGCTGGGAAACTTTCTCCTATTTGCTTCGTTTGTTGACGTGGCACCCGCGCGGGACGAAGCGGTTTTAGGGTTCTTTAAGACCTTAACCGATGACGCTGGTACCGCTGACAGGGCTGTCCTAGCAGTTGACAAACTGGTGACCGAGTACGGCTACACCATAGACGACCAGCGTATGAACTTGGGTAAGGGGGCTTTTGACCCCGCTACTGCGAGTGATGTGCGTTACCTAGGGTTCGCGAAAGCGGTAAACGACGTTGTGTCTGCTGTCAGCGATCAGGTCTCTCGAGGTACGGGTAAAGCCCTTGGCGATGTTGTTGGTACGGCAGAGGCGCTTGCGTTTGCCCTCACCAACGCAAGGTCCGACACCGCGTCCTCTACGGACAACGACGTCATCGCCTTCG